GCGATGGCCGCGACGGCGATCCGGGGCTCGATGCATTTCAAGTCGAAGTACTCGAAGCGCTCGACGGATCGCGCACGTACCAGCGCGGAACTGTCGCTAGGCACAACGGCGGACTCATCCGCGCGTATCGAGACACCGATCCATTGGACGATGGGTACGCGAACATCAAAGAGCGTGGGTGGTCGGTCATTCTTCAGGGCATTGCCGACGTTGCTATAGAGCAGACTTCGGAGCGAGGCTTCACGTTCAGGGCGCTGCTGACTGACGGTGCAACCGAAGTGCTCAAAACTTTCTCCATGCCGGTAATGATTGATCGTGGTGTCTTCAAAGAAGGCACTGAATACGAGCGCGGTGATGTCATCAGCTACGGCGGGTCAATGTGGGTTTCACAGCGAGACACAAAGACCGTGCCGGGGTCAAACAACGACTGGCGCTTGTCAGTGAAACGGGGACGAGATGGACGCGACGGGAAAGATGGGAAAGACGGGGAGCGTGGTCCGCAAGGAAGCAACGGACGGCCGTCATCTTGAGTACCTAGCAGCAGCAGAGGGGTCTGTCATTGAGTTCGATAAGGTGTCTGACACCATTCGCATCTGCGGCGTCAAGTACTCCATGCAGGTCTTCAGGACACTTGCGCTTGCCGAGCCGGGGTCGTGGCTGAGGGTCGATGAGCGGGGCGAGTACCTAGACATCTCGTGTGTCTCAGAGGAGATGGAGAGAGCGTTCGACTGCATCGCAAGAATGGGGAGATTCAAAAAGTGAAGTGGTCAGTACCGAAGATGTGGGAAGGTCAGACGGTGGCGGTCATGGCGAGCGGACCATCGATGAGCGAGGCTGTCGCTTCTCGCATACGCGAGCGAGACATTCCTGCCATCGCGATCAACACCACATTCAAATTGACTCCGTGGGCTGCGATGATCTATGCCGCTGACTCGGCTTGGTGGCAGACGTACAGGGCGAAGGTCAACGGTTACGAGGGACTGAAGGTCACGGTGCGAGTTGAACCGTTCCCAGAATTGCTGGCGCTTGATGTCAGCGGGCATGAGGGCTTCGACCCTGATCCAGCGAAGATAAGAACGGGAGCCAACTCTGGCTACCAAGCAGTGCACATCGCAATTGCCGCGGGAGCGAAGCGGATTGAACTGCATGGCATGGACATGCATGGCAAAGACGGCATGCAGCATTGGCATGGCACGCACCCCACCGGCCTACGCAATCATGGTGGTGGCATCTACGAGCGATGGATCAAGTCGTTCGCCTCATTGGTTCCAGTTGCAGAGCAGAAAGGAGTGGCGATTGTCAACTGCACGCCAGCCAGTGCGCTGACTTGCTTCCCTGTCGAGATTGCGCCATGACTCCCGTTGCCGTCTGCTTAATCCGCGACTTGCCGCACTATCGCCGCGAGGCATTCGTGAAGGGTCTTGTGGCTGCCGGCAAGAGAGTGGTCGGCGTCATGTCAACACCAAAATCAAGCGATGACTGGCTTGTCATTTGGAATCGCTATGGTTCATACGGCGAGCAGGCAGATGCGTGGGAGCGGTGCGGAGGAACCGTGCTGGTGTGCGAGAACGGCTACATCGGAACCGATAGCGAGTCGCGTCAGCTTTACGCCATAGCCATCAAAGGGCACAACGGAAGCGGCCGTTGGTTCGTTGGCGATGAAGATAGGTTTTCTTCGCTTGGCATCAAGCTCGCACCGTGGCGCGATGGAGGTCGGTACGTTCTCGTCTGCGGGCAGCGTGGTATCGGAACGCGGCTAATGGCGTCTCCTATCAACTGGCACGAAGGCGCAGCCAAGAAGCTGAGGCACAACTTCGAGGTCAAGTTGCGATTGCATCCCGGAAGACATGAGGCGCAAGTGCCTCTGTTAGATGACCTGAATGAGGCGCTTGCCTGCGCCGTCTGGTCATCCTCGTCGGGGATTAAAGCTTTGGTTCACGGCGTTCCTGTTCTCTACGACGCGCCCTTTTGGGTGGGCTCGGAAGCCGCGAATCGTCTAGACACATTTGAGCTTAAGCGCGACGATGAGTCACGACGCCTTGCCATGCACCGCATGTCTTGGGCGCAGTGGACGGTGGATGAAATCGCATCTGGCATTCCATTCGAGCATCTGAAGAAGGTTCAGTGATGCGCATGTTTCCGATCCAAGGCAAACGTAAGAGCGTCGATCTGTGCGAGGCGTTTGTCGCGGGAGCCAAGGGCGAGAGTGGTGACGCTGCCGTGTTCTACGGAGTGGATCAATCGAATCTCGCTGACTTCTACAGCGCGTGCAAGTCCGGTGCTGACTGGTACTACATCGACAATTCCTACTTCGACAAGACGCGTGGCACGTACTTCCGCATCACCAAGAACGCGATACAGCACTCTGGCAGAGGCGCAACAAACGGCGCTCGCTTCAGGGCATTGAAGTTGAAGGTTCAGCCGTGGCGGCGCGGAGGTAATCACATTGTCTTTTGCCCGCAGTCCGACTCGTTCATGTTGCAGGTGGCCCGATACAAGGGCTCATGGATAGCAGACGCATGGGCGAAAGTGCAAGGGCAAACGATCAGGCCGCTGCAGGTACGAGAGTGGAATAGAGACAAGATCGCAGTAGCCGCAACGCTGAATGCCGATCTTGTTGACGCTTGGGTTCTCGTAACGTATTCATCTGCCGCAGCGATCACCGCTCTGATCGAGGGCGTGCCAATCATCAGCGAGGCTGGCGCCGCATCGAGCATGAGTGGCACCTATGAGGCAATAGAGACACCGTTCACGCCTGATGGTCGGGAGAGATTCTTCGGCGTGCTTGCAGACAATCAATGGACACCTTCAGAGATCGCGCGAGGGCTTGCATGGGCAGCAATCAAGGAGCAGTAAAAGGATGGTTCGACACGCCGGGCCGCCCCGGTGATCGCACCTGTGACCAGCAGATGCTAGGGCTGGCGCGGCTGACGATGGAGGTCAAGGGTCGAACGGTGCTTGATGTCGGCTGCGCAGAAGGTCTCGTTGCCTTGCAGCTTGAACGCGCCGGGGCTCGCGCAGTTCATGGCATAGAGATTGTCGCCAATCACGTCGAGGTGGCGCGCACGATTGCAGGGCAGAAGACGGTCTGCTCATTCGAGTGTGCCGACGCGAACACATGGGCTCCTACAGATGGGTTCGATGTCACGATCATGCTAGCCATCCTTCACAAGCTGCGTGATCCAACGGAGGCGGTGCGGCGATTCGCGCACGTCACGCGAGAGCTATGCGTTGTCAGGCTACCGCCAGAGACGGCGCCGATCATCGTCGATGAGCGGTCAGGCAATGTGCCTCACGACATCTCGAAGGCGCTGGCGGTCGAGAGCTTCGCCTTGGTCGATGTCAAGCGCGGGGCGTTCAACGAGTGGTGCGGATACTTTATGAGGATCGCATGACTGGCTCACTTGTCCCGCTGTATCGGGAATTGGTTGCCAAAGGGTCGTTGAACTTTAATGGACTCTCAATCGTTCAACATGCCACACAGATAGGCGCCCTAATTCAGAAGTATGGCGCGACTTCAGCCATCGATGTCGGATGTGGCAGAGGCGATCAGTACCGCGATCCGATCAATCTTCAATCGGCGTGGGGACTGACGGGCATCTATCTCTATGACCCCGCCTTCGCAACGCACGACACGTTGCCAGATGCCTGCAATAGATTCGACGCCGTTCTGTGCAGCGATGTGCTAGAGCACATTCCTAGAACAGAGGTCGCCGGCTTCATTGCAAATCTGTTCACGCTCGCAGACAAGTTCGTGTGGGCATCTGTCTGCTGCCGCCCAGCGAAAAAGTACTTCCCGCCAGATCACATTCAGAACATGCATGTGACGGTGAGAGGAATTGAGTGGTGGCGTGACCGATTCAATGCAGCGCAGCGGCAGATCGATCTTCTCGGCAATGAGCGCGTCATTCCCTACCACCTGATCGAGACGCCCTGACGATATGGGCTACGGTGACTGGATCATTGCGACTGGTCAGGTGCGGGAGATGTATCGTCGCCGCCAGATACCTGTCTTGGTGGTCGGCGCCGGTCAGAAGCCGATGTGGTCAGAAGTGTTCGAGAACAATTGCAAGATCATTCGACGCCCAACGATGAGTTGTCAGATGCTACTCAATGGCTCCGGCATCCGTCCCTACATCGCGCAGAAAACTCATGACCGATGGCGGTGGCGACCATTCGTCCCACCAAAGGGAGAGATCAACCTGACTGGCGATGAGGCTAGCTTCGGTCAGGCTCACGGTCTTGGTAGGGTGATGATCGAGCCAAGCATCAAGAAGCACACGCACGACAACAAGGCGTGGATAGCTGATCGATGGCAGTCGCTCGTTGACTCGATGCCGGATGTCAGGTTCGTTCAGTGCGGACCTGACCAGAGTCAAAGTCTTCGCGGCGTCGAGTTCGTCAAGACTGTGACGTTCAGGCAAGCGTGTTCTGTCATAGCCTTCGCTCGCGCGTTCGTCGGCACAGAAGGTGGATTGATGCACGCGGCGGCGGCGTTCGATACTCCTGCCGTCATTCTGTGGAGCGAGTTCATCGCACCGACTATCACTGGCTACGCCTATCAACGAAACATCAGGCACGCCGGAGAGCCTTGCGGCTGGCGCATACCATGCCCAACCTGCCGCGAGTCAATGGACAAGATCACCGTTGCAGAAGTCAGAGAAAATCTTATCGAGGTATTGAAATGAAGGAAGCTCTTGGTTGGTGGATGCCGAGTACCGAGGAACATCTGATTGAGTGGATGAAGCACCCGAAGAACAAGATGATCATGAATGGTCGTCTTGCATATCAGGGGAAAAAGCAAGAGGCCGCTCTTGCTCTATGCAAGAACTTCAGGTGCGCTGTCGATGTTGGCGCTCACGTTGGATTCTGGTCGTACAACCTCGCGAAGAAGTTCGCTGAGGTGCATTCATTCGAGCCGGTGGTTGAACATCGACTCTGCTTTGAGCGCAACGTCACGGACAGCAACGTGTCGCTATACGCGCGGGCGCTTGGAGAGACGACCGGCATGATCTCCATATTCTCCGCGCCCACAAGCTCTGGCGATAGTTGGGTGAGCGGCGAGGGTGGAATACCCATGGACAGACTCGACGACTTCTCACTGCAGAACGTCGATCTGATCAAGATTGACTGCGAAGGCTATGAGCTTCATGTGCTCCGCGGAGCGGAAGAGACGCTGAAGCGATGTCACCCGCTCGTTGTCGTTGAGCAGAAGCCGGGACGGGCGCAGAAGTTCGGACTTCCAGACATCGGGGCCGTAGCGTATCTCGAATCGCTGGGAGCGAAGCTTCAAAAGGTTATGTCGGGCGACTATTTCCTCAGTTGGGACTGAAGACAATGAAGAGACTTCGCGTCTACATCGGGTACGACGAACGCGAGAAGATCGCGTGGGATGTGGCAGAGAAGACGGCTGCGGCATACGGCTGTCAGGTGTTCCCGCTGTACGAGGAACGACTGCGACTGTGCGGGATGCTGACGCGCCCCGTGGACAGGCGCGGGTCTCTGTTCGACTTGACATCGAACGCTCCGCAGTCAACTGAGTTCGCAATATCGAGATTCTTCGTACCGCTGCTTGCGCATTCCGGGTGGGTCTTGTTCGCAGACTCCGACGTGGTGTTCCTAGAGGACCCACTTGAACTGCTGGCGCACGTCGATGGCCGTAAGGCTGTGTACGTGGTGAAGCATGAGTACGTTGACAACTCGGATGTCAAGATGCGCGGGCAGAAACAGACCACCTATCCGCGCAAGAATTGGAGTAGCGTCGTCCTCTGGAACTGTGACCATCAGGCCAATCGGCGGCTGAATTTGCAGATGCTCAACCAGTGGCCGGGTCGCGACCTGCACGCCTTCAAGTGGCTTGCGGATGAGGAGATTGGCGACCTGCCGGTTGAGGCTAATTGGCTTGTGGACTTGCAGGAGAAGCCGGCGCGTCCGATCATTGCGCATTTCACCTTGGGCACCCCTGACATGCCGGGGCTGGAACAATCACCTCACGCCGAAATCTGGCACAAGGCACGCGCAGCATGAGCTACCCTCTCTATCAGCCGGCGTGGGTTACTGCGTGGCGGCAGCAGCGCTACCTCAAGTCAGGCGTGAAGGTCATTGTGCCGCCGACGCTTGAGCCGATCACGATGGCAGAGGCTGCTCTTCACCTGCGGCTGGACGCTATCGATTCTCCACCGACCTACTTCGACGAAGAACTGGTGAAGTGGCAGATCAGTATGGCGCGCGAGATATGCGAGCAGTACCTTGAGCGATCACTCGCTCCTCAGACGCTCGAATACCGCGCTAACGCCTTCAGCGTTTTCGATGACAACGAACCGATACCGCTTCGGTGGGGTCCAGTCAACAGCATCATAGGCATAACGTACATCGATCAGGCTGGCAACGCCATTCTGCTTGACGATGGATCGGGCTCGCCGACCAATCCGCAGTTCGAGCTTGACACGTTCGTAGAGCCAGCCGAACTGCTACCGCCCTACAACGTGACATGGCCGACTGCGCGCGATCATCGTGGCTCGGTCCGCGTTCTCTATCGTGCAGGCTACAACCTCCCGACGGACAGCCCGACGGAAGGCACGCCGCTCCCGTGGCCGATCAAAGCGGCGATCCTGCTGATACTCGGGCACCTGTACGAAAACCGCGAGACGACAACGCGCGGCGAGGGCGGATCGACCTTGGTCAATGAGATTCCGCTAGGCGCTTACGCACTGATGTACCCATACAAGACGAGATTGGGGATGGCATGAGGGCCGGCGCGCTCAAGCATCGCATTGCATTTGATCGCCCCGTAGTCAGCCAGAACGACACGGGAGAGGAGATCATCGGCTGGCACCATCAAGGTACGGTGTCTGCGCGCGTCGAACCTGCGAGCGGTAATGAGGCGCAGATTTCGAACGCGACCCTGACCCCTGTGGACACGAAGATCATCGTGAGATGGACGCCCAGCATGGATCAGGTATCAACAAAATGGCGAGCGAGAAACTTAACCTACGGGACGATCTACAACATTCAAAGCGTGCAGAACTCTCGGCTGGCGAAACATGACATTGAGATAATGGTTCAGTCTGGACTCAATGAAGGATAGGCCATGGTCAACAAGGTCACCATCAAGGTTGAAGGCATGGAGGAGTTCAGAAAAAGAA